TGCGATCTTCGCCACGTCGCCCTGAGAGCCATGCGTTTTTGAGTGCGCACACTGGACATGCACGGGAGCGCGATTGCTGAGTTCGTTTGATCCACCCAGGCCCAGCGGAATAATGTGTTCGTCTATCCATTGCTCTCCGGCCCTGATCTGAGCGCCGCATAATCCGCATAAGCCTTTATGCGTCTCGAATAGTTTGAGGCGTTGTGTCGGCGTCAACGGTTTGCGGGGCGTTGTTGTGACGTCAGTCATGGTGCTCAGGCTCCAGAAAAACGCCGCGTTCTGATGCGAAGGCGACGATGTAGTCGAGCAAGTCAGCCATTTCTGATTTGGTTAGTTCTGATGTGTGCAAGCCTAGATGCACGACGCCGTCGCCATCGAGAGAAGGGACGATTTCGTAACCGCGTAGTGCAGCCGTGAAGAGGTCTTTCCAGTCTTCTGGCGATCGCAATTTATCGGCCCAGGGAACATTGACAGCGATTGCGCGCAGCCAAGGCCAAAGCAGATCGTTTTGATCGCGTGTGCGTTTATTTGGACGCTTAAACGCTATCGATGTGCCGGGGGGCGCCTTAGACACCCATCCCTGCACACGCTGCCGGTCTGCATCTGATCGCATGGTGATCCAGTTCGGCATTACTTAATCCTCTAAAATGGAATTTGGTCGTCGAGTTCGAGAGGAATGCTCGATTTTGGATTTTTGGATGTGCCGGTGTCTTTCGCGCGCGTTGTGCCGCCAAAGAATTTCGAGCCGTCTGCTTTTTTCTCTCTCACCCAGGCGTTGAGCCAGTGATCAGATGTCTGATCGCAGTGAGGGCAGGTGATGTTCGCGTTGCCGGTGAATTCAGCGTCTTTGTCGTTTCTGCGTTTTGTATTTCTCGAAAGCATAAACTTATTCGTGTTATCGTAGTCTACCATTGTATCGTCCTTAGGCATGAGTTTGCTTCTCAAGGATTTCATCCGATTTCTCAGGTGAAATTTGTGTGTCTCGGTCAGCCGATTAAAAACTGTTTCGTTTTTGTCGTAGAATTCTCTGAGTTCCTGAACATTCTTCGCAAAGCCAAAGCCTTCCCAGAGAAGCATTGCTGCGTCCCTAGAGGTCTCGGAATCAAAGCGCGGAAGGAAAGGTTTCGCGAAGTTCACGCAGTTTCTCCTCGACGTCCCTATTGAATTGCTCGGCAGCACGCTCCAACTGGGCGATCATTACCGGATCGCGATCGACGCGCTGGATGTGCATTTGAATATTTGTCGGCGCATCTGGATTGAATGAAACAAACCAGCATGAATGAATTGATGGGACGGTCGCCATGCCCCATTGCATTTGCGCCTGATATGCCATCGGAATTTCGCCGGTAGCGGTATATTCAAAATGATTTTTCAGCATCGGGCATTTAATTTCGATCGATTGATTATCGTGAATAATGCCGTCTAATGATGCGCCTGACATTGCGATCGTCTTGTGATTTATAAAACCAACCTGTCGCACATAAAGACCGGTTTCCAGCATAAAGCGGACGCGCGCTGTTGGTTCCAACCGTGTTCCGTTAGCCATAGCAGGCGTCACGAATTTATCGATCGGTGCGCCTTTCCAGCGTTCGGTTGCTGCTTCCAAGACGTAGTTCCAATAAGCAGCCTTTAGCTTGCCTTTGGAATCCAGGTCTATTGCAGGAAAGGCACGTGAGCCGGTAAATTTACCAAGCCTGTCCATTTTCCAATCGTCTGTTCCTTGATTGCTCACGCTGCTTCTCCAAGGCTTTCACGATAGGTTCTGTAGGCATTGGTAAAGTTCTCGACGTCTTCTTCTGACATCTTGGCAATACGCTCGGCGTTATCTGCGCCCCATTTACGCAAAGACTTTGGATCCTGCGCGGTCTTCATTTCTTTAACCAGGTCTGAGTAAGATGGACGGCTGCGTGCGTCGTCACGAAAGTCGTCTGCCTCGTCCTCGCTGTAAATATCGCCATGCAGGTTCAATAGTTTCAGAACGACTCGGTCTTTGGCGCGTTTTTCTGACATGGCAAATGGGTAGCCATTTTTGTTGTTGTATGGCGCTGCTTCGCCGATCGACCATTCTGCTTTATCGCCAAGGCGACCGGTGACAAGAATAGCGACGTTCTTTTTCTCCGGATCAGCCACAATGACCTGAGGCGGATCAAAGGTGATGCCGGCGTTTGCTGCGATAATTTCAATTGCCTTGTGATAGATCACGAGAGTGCCGTGGCAGTCCCAAACGGCTGCTTTCGGGTTTGGATGAAACTGTTGCAGAATTTCAGTCTGGCGTGAATCTAATTGCTTAGGCATTCTGATTGTTCCCTTCGGTGTTTTGCTATCTGGATCCAGCGAATGGCCTGTTTCAGGTCGTATCTGGCTGCATCCGTTATGTGGTTGGGCGTGTTGTTCCATTCAGGAAACAAAGCGCGCTGCATTTTGAGGCGACTGTGAGCCTGACGGCGTAAAAACGCCGCCATGTCGATCGCGTCTTGCATTGCATAAGCGTAGGAGTTCATTCCGCCGCCTCCTGTAGAGAAGGACGGCGCATGATTTCGTTGAAGGCTGCGACAGCCTCTGCAATGCGATCATTGTCGGCAGGATCAACAAATATTGATATGTCGCCGTTAATGGATCCGCCTTCCTCGATGATGCTAAGGCATGTGTAAGAGACGCCTCCAGATGTAAAAACATTTGAGTTCAAGGACAGACGACCAGTCATGTGATGTGTTGTTGTGGTGCGCATTATATTGTCCTCAGAATTGAGTTGTAGACGTCGTCACAAATGCGGGTTTGATTGCAAATGACCTGGAATAGTTTGCCAGTGACCTCAAAAGCAGGACCAAAATCATCCGCAGCGCATGTGGATTCGTCTTCACGGTTTTCGCGCAGCCAAATGCGATCAATGTCAAAATCAGGTCCGTCGCCTGGATCGTAGAATGAAGGCGCAGATCCATAGCTGGATATGCTCCATTCAAGTTCGACGACGAATTCGCGTCCCATAAAATTAATCCACGTTTCCGTGGTGCCGTCTGGATCTGGACGATTGCTGCGAAGATGATAACGAGACATTGTTGCCCTCCGTTGTTGATGAAGGCATTACTAATGTATCGTGCATCCGTAGTCAAGAGGACTCTACAAAAGAATAAGAGAATAACAAATAAAAAAGCAGCCGACACGTTTCCGACTGCTTTTCAACGATATAGAACGGTTTAACACAAGATCATTACGATCTTTCCTATGCTTTTTACGCTCGATCGTGGAAATTTTATTTTCTTTGGCGGGTTAAGATTTTCGAGCGTCAAGGTTGTTTCATCAACGGATATAAAGCGTTTGATATAGCCCTGGACGCCGTTTTCTGGTCCCTTTTCATATATTTCTGCAACAACATAGTTGCCGCGTTTAATTGGCTCTCGCGGATGCACAAATATTGTTTCGCCCTGCTCGAATCGTGGCATCATAGTCTCGCCGGAGACGCGGACGCCAAAAGCGCCTTCGACGCCGGCAAAAATGTCTGGAGCCTCGACATAGTCAATGATCTTAGGCGTTGTTGAGACGCCGTCCTCGTGACCGCCGATCGAGCATGTATAGAGTGGGATCTTATCTGCTTTTGAGTAAGACGCTGCCATCGATGCCATTTGCTTTTCTTTCGCAAAGCCAGGCCAGGGTTTGGTCTTGCCAATACGCTTCTCGGATCCAGGCTCGCGGCCATCGTATACCCAGAAGGGATCTACCTTGAGCGCAGAGGCCATATTATAGCACGCCTCTAAACTGGCAGCGCGCGTGCCGCGCATGTAAGCAGATACAGTTATGGGGTTTAAGTCACTAGCGCGCGCTACTTCCGTAGGGCCGTTTAGCCCGGCATCTTCCGCAGCCTTGGCTATGCGTAGTGCCTGCGCTTTCGCTATTGCATTCAAGTTATTGCTCCATTGTTACATACAACCTACAATATGTTGATAAGTGACATTGCAGATGTAACAAGACATTACGTTTGTTATTTATCGCCGTCAAGGGGAAATTAACTAGTTTACGATTCGGACTCTACTTAAGTAGTGTATTTCAGCACATTACACTTGACACCGATTCGTCACATAGGTAATTCTGCCTACATGCAGAAATCACCTGATCCAATTTCACAATTAATCGATCTTTGGCCGTCTTTAGACGTTTTTGCCAAGGATTTAGGCTTGTTAGACATTGGTCACGTCCGCGTGATCAAGTGCCGCCGACGCATTCCAAAGGCTTATTGGTGGCCTATGGCTGCTGCCGCTAAGCGCCGGAAGATACAAGGCGTCACCGTCGAAAGCCTAAAAGATATCCACAAAAATATCGGGGCGAGGCCGTCCCGATGAAACCGCCTGCTATCGTCATGCGCGCGCGTCTGGCCGGCATTGAAGTGCCGCGCTGGGTGCCAAGCCGCCTCGCTGCTGACTATTGCGATACGGCACTGGCTCATGGGGAAGAATTCGCAGCCAGCCGTGTTCGTAAAATGAAGCGTGATCTTGAAGAAACAAACAAAGCCTTTGCAATGCTCGATACATTTGTCGATGCGCTAAAGTCTTGCAAAAATGTCAAAGAAATTGATGCACGGTTGAAAGCGTATATCGCTGCCGACATCGATTTACGTTCCATCAAACCATCAGAATTTGTGGAGGCTGACAGGCTTGCCACAGAAAGTGAAATGGGCAGGCGCATAGCACGCTCATAGGGCCGGCATTGGTAATGAGTTGCCGGTCCGTTTTTTTTCTCAAGAAAGGGTCAATCATGTCCATTGGAAAGAAAGTCTTCATCGCCGCAGTTCTGTTCTCAACTGCTTCGCACGCTAATCCCTATGCGCTGAACGATAAGGAATATGTTTCTTATATGCGTGACTGGGCAAAAACGATGGTCGCTGCAACTGTCGCCGAGCAACAATGTGGTGATTATGGCGTGACATGGAACAGGAAATATTTTGATCAGACTATTCGGCCAATCAAGTGGAATAAAGACGACTACCATCAGTTTCTGCAAAACGAACAAAGCATCAGCGCAGCAATCTTGCGCGATAAGCATTCGCAGTTTGGACATAAAGAATTCTGCAAAGGCATGATTTCTTTTTTCAATGAAAATTACGGCCATCTGGCTGAAAAGCCCATTGCTGTAATTAAAGATCACTGAGGCACGTTATGGCGCAATTAATCTTATACGAGAATGCTTGTAAGGCTATTCAGACGGCGCGCGCTGTCGATGAGGTCAAAGGAATTCTCGATAAGACTGAGGCTGTCAGGGCCTATGCGCGCCAGGCCAAGAATAAAAATCTGGAGGTAGACGCAGCGGAAATTCGTATGCGTGCAGAGCGCCGCCTGGGTCAAATGTTGCAGCATCAACGTATCACGCATCAGATGCACTTAGGCGGACGCCCCAGTGAAAATCCTACTAATCCTAATCGATTTAAGTTGCAGGACGTAGGAATTGATAAAACGCTATCCAGTCGTGCGCAAAAAATGGCGTCCATACCTGAGCCAGAGTTTGAGGAAATTCTGTCTGAATGGCGCGAGCGTGTGGCTGAGGAAAATCATCGCGTCACGATTAATCTGTTCCGGGCTGCTAAAAAGGCGAAGTCTCGATCAGAACGAGAGGCGGAACTCGCGCAGAAAATAGTAAACCTGCCGGATGCTAAATTCGGCGTTATCCTGGCGGATCCTCCTTGGCGTTTCGAGGTCCGGTCTGACAAAGGCTTGGATCGGTCCGCTTCTAACCATTATCCCACAATGACGATCGACGATATTTGTTCGCTCGATGTGCCAAGCATATCGGCGGATGATTGTGTCTTGTTCCTATGGGGCACGACGCCAATGCTGCAAGAGGCGTTGCGCGCAATGGAAGAGTGGGGGTTTGAATATAAGACACATTTTATCTGGAATAAAAATAAAATCGGCACTGGCTATTGGTCCAGGTCAAAGCATGAAATTCTGCTTGTCGGAACAAGAGGATCAATTCCTGCGCCAGAGCCAGGCACGCAATGGGCGTCTGTGATTGATGCGCCGGTCGGCGAGCACAGTGCAAAGCCTGACGTTTTTTTCGAATTGATTGAGAAATTATTCCCGAATCTTCCAAAGCTAGAAATGAACTGCCGCGGGAGTGCTCGTGACGGCTGGGCGGGTTGGGGCCTAGAAGCAGAATGAGCAAGACTGTTCAGTGCGTGATGGTGACGCTGCCGCCACCAATATCAGCCAATGCCATATGGCGATCGCATATATCCAGGTCAGGGAAGTTACAGGCGATTAAGTCAGCAAAATATCGCGACTGGATCACGTTGGCGTCAACAATGATTATGTCCCAGCGGGTAGGTCGAATTGAGGGCGCCTATGGATTGCGGATCCAGGTTCCGAGAAAAAGCCGTGTCGATCTGGATAACGTCATTAAGCCGATCAATGACCTGGCGCAGATGCTTGGGATTATAGAGAACGATCGCCTTTGCCAGAACATATCTGTCGAAAAGAGCGACGGCGACGAAACAATTGTTTGGTTCATCAGCACAAAAGCAAAAGGGGAAAATGATGTATCAGCGTTCAGCGATTGTGAAACGTGGGAAGATTTATAATTTATGTGTTGAGCAGGAAAATAGAATAATGTCCGAAAGAATTATGCGCCGCAAACAAGAAGAAATGGAAGAGTGGGCAAGAATATTAAAGAATGCGGTATTAAAGGCTGAACAAAAGCGCGCCAATGACGAATTGTGGCCCCAGGTTCAGATGTCTAATTATAAGTCTGACGGCCACGTTAAGATCAGAGCAATTCAGCAAAAACTATGTGAGTTATGCAATATCACGATGTTTGAACTGAACGGCAATCAACGAATTTCCCGGATTGCTTTATTGCGCCATATCGGGATGTTTGTCTCGTCAATAAACACAAGCGCCTCGACGACGCAGATTGGCCGGTCTTTTGGCGGTCGTGACCATACAACCGTTATTTATGGACTGCGTAAAGTAAAGAAGCTGGTTGATGCTGAAGACGAATTCACAGTCAATTTAATTAACCAACTTATCAACACATAATATATTCTGTGTATTATTACTCAGAACGATACAGAAGCACATTGCATTTATCTAGGGAATCAGAGACTATTGAAGTCTTCTAGGGTTTTACGGAGGAGGCGATCAACCTCCTCCGTATGAAACCGGTAGCACAGAAGCGCCGGTTTTATGAGAAGCCCTAGACCCAGCAATCTAGGCTCTCGCGAGCCACCCCAACAACTGTTTGAAAGGACAGAAATAGTGGCTGAAATGGATTATTCTACAAACGCCGATTCGATACAAGAGCACTCTACGAAGTGCGACAATTGTCCACGGTTGTCTGTGGTTGACGCTCTTCGCCAGGATTTTATCGGCGAGACGACGGCTGACGTCGTTTACATGGCGTCTGAGGCTCACCATGCGATATTGACGAACAATTTCGTGCGGTTCGAGGCTGAACTAGAGAAGATGCGTCTGGCGCTGCGCCAGGTGATGCTGACGTATCAGGAAATGAAGGAACTTATAAAGTGACCTTCGATCCGTCTTCTCTTCGCGAATTACGTCTGCATCAGGCCGCGTCATTAAGCGACCTGACGTCGCGTATTGCTCAAGGTGAGAAGCGGATTGTTTTCCAGGCTCCGACTGGGTTCGGCAAGACGCTGACGGCGGCGCATTTAATTGCGCCTTACGTTTCTGCCGGCAAGCGGGTTTTATTTATTGTTCCACGTCTGTCTTTGCTGGATCAGTCTGTCGAGGCGATCGGCGCTGAGGGATATGATGACCATATCGGCGTTATCCAGGGACAGCATTATTTAACGGATCACAAAAAACTTGTTCAGATTGCGTCTCATCAGACATTAACACGCCGGAACAAGCTGCCTCAGTTCGATATGATTATTATCGATGAGGCGCATATGAGCAGCAAGGCGCTGCGCAAGTTTGTGGAATCCTATCCAGATATTCCGGTTGTAGGCTTTACCGCTACGCCGTGGCGCCCAGGGATGGGCAAGGAATATTCTCAACTGATTATCGCTGCGACGACGCAGAGCCTGATCGATCAGGGCTATTTGACGCCGTCTAGGGTTTTTGCGCCTGTTACGCTGGATCTAACTGGCGTCAAGACGACTGCCGGCGATTATAATCAGCAACAATTAGCGCAAGCGGTTAATAAGCGGTCGATCGTTGGCGACATTGTCAAGCATTATAAATTGCTCGGCGAAGACCGGCAGGCGTTGGCTTTCTGCGTCGATCGCGCGCACGCCAAGTCAGTGCAGGATGCTTTTATCGCTGACGGGATTGATGCTGAATATATTGACTGCTTCACGTCACCGGCTGATCGTCAGACGATTATTTCTGATTTCAAAGCCGGGAAAACGCGGATTTTATGCAATGTCGGCGTTCTGACAACCGGATTTGACTATCCGGCGGTCGGCTGTGTGATCGATGCTGCGCCGACGAAGTCACCGACGCTACACGTTCAAAAGATAGGCCGCGGGATAAGGACTGCACCAGGCAAGACGGATGCGATTATTCTGGATCATGCCAATAATTCGATGACGCTCGGCCTGGTGAATGAAATTAAGCGTGACTGGCTTTGTGATGGCGATCCTGAGAGCAGGAAGGCGCGCAAGCAGAATAAGAAAGATCCTGAGCCAAGGCTGTGTCCATCATGTCGGACTGTCGTCTCTAACACGCGGCGTGAATGTCCGACGTGTGGTCATGAATTTTTCAGACTGACAAGCGTCGAGCAGGTTGATGGTCTTTTGGGATTGTTTGGACGCAATGGCGCCCAAGCTGCGGTTAATCGTTCGTCCATGTTGCCGGATCCTGCGCAATTCTATGCTGAAATGCAGGGGATTGCGATTGAGCGTGCTTACAAGCCTGGCTGGGCGGCTGTTCAATTTAAGGAGCGTTTTGGCGACTGGCCGAATGATCCTGCTGTGAGAAATGTTGGTCCTGCTGAGCCTTCTCTCGCGTCCAGGAACTGGATCCGAAGCAAGCAGATTGCCTGGGCCAAGTTTCAAGCCAAGGGGAGGAAGATACGCCTATGATTGCGTGATTGCGTAAGGGCGCATCCCTAAATCCTCCTGCGTAGCAGAGCCTTTTGAGGCCCGTAGTAACATCAGGCGTGAGCCGTTGAGAAAGGGATAAGGCAGGAGAAGCGTCGTAGCACAAGACGTTAAATATGGCTCGCACGAAGAGACTGAAAGTTACGTCAGCGGCATATGTTGTCACGAGGCATGTGTTCGTCACCGACAGAGAGGAAGCTGCGGTTATGGCTTGGTAAATGCTGTCCACCAAGCCGTTGCGATTAGTTTTGCAACAACCCGCATCCGTGAAGCGATACTGCGTGGGCTATGGACTCACCGAATATCGACCAACCCCCCCGACTAGGGGGGGGGAAGTGCGTCCAGCGGAGCGTCGGATCTACCGAATATCAAGCCTAAGGGGAACAACATGAGACACGTTAAAGGCAAGCTACAGGCGGATAAGAAATACATACAGGAACTAGCTGAGAAATATCCAACAGCTTCTAACAGGCCAAGGCTAACCGAGAGGGGCCGGATGACAGCCCAATGGAAGGAACAACAGTGGCTAGGCAGTCAAGGCGCTGCCTCTTGCTTGGTTTTCTCAGCTTCAACCTTCTGCGATCAGGGTAACGTCTTCCTATAATAACCCTAATATACGACAGTGTTACTCTGTTCCGCCGAGGTTAGACAAATTGATCCAGCTACAGTGGATCTAAGCAGATACATAGGGGTGCATAATGGCTGAGAGCGAACTAGAGCGACGTTGCATGATGGACCTCGAGCGGCTCCGCATGATGTTGAATGAAAAAGATCATCAGCTAGAAGTGATGCGCGCTGCGTGTGAAGGATACGCCAAAGAGCGGCGTGAATTGATTGAATGTCTGCATTGTTTTGTGTCTGACAAATATCAGATCCCGTTAGAGAGGGCGATCCTGCGCGCCAAGGCTGTTCTGGAAGGCAAAAGCCTATGACTGCCCTTTCGCTGATTGAAAAGCTGCGTCTCGCCCATGTCACAACGGGACAGAGAATGTTTGAAGAGGCGGCTGAACGGATCGAGGCGTTAGAGCGGGACGCCGTTTTGATTTCGGACGCAATGGTTGCCCTGACAGACCGTGTCGCTGAATTGAAGGCGGCGCTTAAGCCATTTGCTGACGCCAGCGATGTTCATATTAGTAGCGATGATATGTTTATAGCGTTTGGCATAAAAGTTGGCGACCTACGCCAAGCCCGTAAGGTATTGGGAGAGAAAAAATGAGCAAAAAAGTATTACTAGAACATATCCACGATCTTCTTATTCCGGGGCATAAAGGACATAACTTAAATAACGGAACTGATTACGATTTAATCCACGATAAAAATAACGATAGATTAATTTTATCAGATGGTAGAGTGTATGTTGATAATAAAACCTGTAGGACTTACGAAGATCAAAAAGCGCAATTTAATAAGCTACATAAAGAGCGGTTTAATGACCGCTCGTAAGGTATTGGGAGAGAAGCAGTGACATATGTGCTGATGTTATGCGTGTTCATGTCATCGTCTGGTGAAAGCTGCTCTGACGTGGCGACGTTCTCGAATCTTGACGCCTGTATCAATGAGGCAAACAAAATGAAGAAGACTGAACATCCGAATGAAATTTATAAATGTGAAGGAAGGCGTAAACCATGAGCGCGCGCTGGCGTTAATTATTATTTCGATCTGTTCAACAAATGACGGCAATGGCTGTGAACAAGTAAGGCATTGTCTTTTTTTTGCTTGTTCAAGATACAAATGAACATTACAAAGGTATCATGCAGATTGATTTAACATGGCCTGAAATAAGAACCGCGACAGAGGTTGCGGTTCATCGTCAGATGTATGATTTCGCAAAAGGAATGAAGCATCATCACGGATTGAATGCTGCATTTTTTGATAGCTTTGGAATTAACATTCGAGGCTGTGTTGCTGAAATTGCGACTGCTAAGGCTCTTGGTGTTTATTGGACTGGTCTTGGTGGCTTTGGTTTACCTGATGTTGGTGCTGGCATTGAGGTCCGTGCGATCAGTAATCCAGGTCATCGTTTGATCATGCACGATGATGATCCAGACGAATATATTGGCGTTCTTGCATATGTTGGCGATGATCCAAAGAAGGTTAGGATCCTGGGGTGGTTGCCGGCGTCTGACTGCAAGAAAAAGGAATTCCTGAAAGATCCAGTTGGCGGACGTGAGGCGTATTTTATTCCGCAAACTGCACTGAGGGACATATCGTCTTTATCTGAATATTTAGGTCGTAAAAATGTTAAATATTACGCTTAGGCAAATATGCGTGTCTATTGGATTGATAGCGACCTATGGGTTGTTTGTAATGTTGATAACGGCAATTCTAATGTGAGGATTTGGCAATGATAAATTGGATAATTGATAAAATCCGAGTTTGGGTTGGCAATTGGTTATTAAAGGATGAGTTGGAGGCTCGTCGTATAATTGAGCAAAATATAAGGCGGCGTCAGAAAGAAATTATAGACACTGAAAAGACGGATGAAGAATTAATTGATGATTTGCAGAATGGAAGGTTCTGATGCGCACGTTAGCGATAATCATAGGAGGGCTGGCCCTTGCTGGTTGTAATCATGATTCTATTCCTGACCTATCTTCTCGTATTGGGTGTCCCGAATTGGTCTCATATACCGTTCAGGATCAGAGGAAAGCAGCGGAAGAATTACGTCGAATGACAGATAAGGCGACGGTTAAGAAATTTATGAAGGATTACGCCAAGCTGCGTGCGGCGTGTCGTGTTACCGAATAAAGCGTGAAAGGGGAATGAAATGGCAATTCACAGAATGAAGGGCGCTTCTCATTTAACGGCGCGCGAGACTGAGGTTCTTCGTTTGCATAATGAAGGCAAGACGCTGAAGGAAATATCGGCTGCTCTTGGCGTCAAGATCAAAGCGATAGGCGACGTTTTGCGCCTGGCGAAAGAAAAAATGCAGATCGCCTAAATTTGTGCTTGCGTAAAATACAAATGTAATATACAACGATCCTTGTGACGGGCGCTTGTGCCCACTGGAGGATCTAAAATGACTGATTTTTCTGCAATGGATCAATCATTACTTGCCAAGCATTTGCTTGCTAACATCGGCAAGCTGCCATCGAAAGATTATGAGTTTGCGCAGAGCCTGGCTGTTAAGGCGTCTTTGACGCATTTCCCGGTTTCTGAGAAGCAGATGTATTGGCTGCGTGAACTGTGCGCGCGCACTGAAGGCAAGACCGAGCGCAAGACTGTTGATCTTGGCTCACTGGAAGCCATTAACAGCCTGTTCGACAAAGCCTCTCAGTCTAAGAAATTCCCTGTTGTCGTCCTGGATGCTGACGGCGAGGCAATCCGTTTGTCGATTGCTGGTCCGAAGTCTTCTGCTCCAGGCACGATCAATGTGACGACGAATGAATCGTATGACGATCGCACTTGGTTTGGTCGCATCGATATGGCTGGTCGTTTTGTCGCGTCGTCAAAGGTTGAGACGCCGGATGCTGTTGTTCAGACGCTAAAGCGGTTTGCTGCGGATCCAGTATCGGTTGCTGCTGAGTATGGTCACAAGACCGGCAACTGCTGCTTCTGTGCTCGTGATCTGACGGATGAGCGTTCTATCCATGTTGGCTATGGACCAGTCTGCGCTGAGCGTTTTGGTTTGTCCTGGGGTGTGAGGAAAGCAGCATGATGTCTTTCACGTCCTGGTTATTGGAGGTCGAGCGATTGCTCGGCTTCCGCCTCTACGGGGATGCGGCGTTAGATGCGCATCGTCATTACAGGGATGGCTGGTCGATCGACGAATATGCCACAGAAATCGATTGGCAATTAACATCGGAATAAGGGGGGAGGGTCATTGAGGTTTCCGACGGCAGACCAAAAGCGGAAAGTTTAGATACGGCCCCCCGAAATGGTATTTAATCCGTTCAATCTGAACACGCCGTCATTTAATTCGTGGATCCTTAGAAGGCGCCCTTACGCCGACTAAGAGTAGGAGGGCAGACACTGAGGCAATGGCGGTTAGCCAAGAACAGAAAGAAAAGCGGATCCTCCGAGGGTTTCCCAAGGTCGCCTGAAAAAGTTCGCTTTTCTCCGCCGTTTTTTTGAGAAAAGTGCATTTTAGGGGTTTACAACGATACAAAT